CCCCTCGCCTCTTTCTGTTTGGTTGTTTCGCAGCCTGTGGCGGCCATCACCAAGGCGACAGCGGTTATTGCGGTCATCAGTTTCATAGTGGTCTCTCTTGGAAAATCGCCGGCACGGACACGGCTTTCTGCCATGTCGCATACCAGCGGGAGGTTGTGGTGGGCGTGCTGTGCCCAAGAAGGTATTGCACTTGGCTGATCTGGCCGGTTCCCTCCAACCAATCGCTGCCGGCTTGCTTGCGCAATTCGTAGGCAGCCCCCTTGCGGTCAGGGATGAAGCGGCGGACCCATAGGTTGAATACGCGCAGCATGTAGTTGTAGCGCAGAAAAGGCGTCCCGTAGGGTAGCAGGTAATCGTCAGCGGTCAGCAGTTCGTCGGCCATCCACGGCGGCAGGGTAATGTCGCGCTCGCGGGCGCCGCCTGTCTTTAGGGTAAATGCCTGATCCCGGCGTTCGCGGATGCACATGGTCTGCCCGCTCGGACGGCTCTCAATCCAAGTGCGGCGGGCGTAGCTTACCTCCTTGGGCGTCATTCCAAGGTAGCGGCAGCAGATGAAGGCGCGGCGGATCAGTTTGTCGGTGCGGCTGTCCTGCTCCATAGCGCCCAGAGTGTCCTTGGCTATGTGCTGAAAGCTGTTGGGGTCATACTTCTGCCTCGCCTCCTTGCTGGTATTGAGGAACCCAGTCAGGTTTGGCAACGGGAAGCCGATCCAGTCCTTGGTATGGGCGAAGACGGCCTTGGCCCCGGCCAATGTGGTGCCCTTGGTGTAGGTATTTGTGCCATCAGCGGCCCGCTGGTAGGCTACGGCGGTCTCTGCGGTCAGTTCGGTGGACCGGACGGCCATCACCTTGGCCTTCACTGCCTCGCTCATGGTGCGACGGTCGCCGGTGTCCCAGCCGTTGGCTCTTGCTACCACTCGGAGAAGCGCCGCGACATTCCGGTGTCCAGAGTCGCAATCGCTCACCTTCTCATAGTGGGCAATCAAGGCGCCGATGGTTGGAGACTCATTGCGCAGGCCGGCCACGGCTTTGAGCTTGGACATCCCCTGCTCTGCTGCAATGGTTAGGAACATGGTCGCCTTTTGTTTTGCCAACTTGTCGTCCGTGGTCTTGAGGCTGACCCGTCGCATCTTCCGCGTGCCGGGATCATTGAATCTCAGCCACCATCCGCCGTTGCGGACGAAGCAGGTTCCTTTTATTCCCAGCTTGAATAGTTTGACTTTCATGCAGTTGGTTGCCATTACGCCGTTAAAATACGCGGTGTCAAAAAGGTGTCAAGCACGGTGTCAAAACCATGTGCAGAAATATGGGGTTTTGTCGCACAACGTGGGTCAACTGTGTTACGCATTTACAGAGAGGAACAGCATTCGGGGGTGTAGCTCAACGGTTAGAGCAGGCGGCTCATAATCCTCTGCGGATTTGCGGACAACAGAGTAAAATTGCCTGTTTGATTGGCGTGTGCTTGCGCAGGTGTCATTCGGTCAATTAACCCGGCTGCTAAGATAGCTGCTAAGATCGGAGATGCCGAAAAATCGACCACAAGCGAGGCCAATAATCGCCCCCCTAACCACAGGGGCATGCCGGTCGGGCTTGCTTTGCGCAGGTGTCATTCGGTGGGTGCGGCGGCCATCACCGGCCCGCACCGGGACAAAGGCGGTCGGCCCCTGCCACGGTGCGGTGAGCGGCGAAGTGTTTAGGCGTTGATGCGGGCGAAGCTATGCGCCGGCCATCACCTTCGCCGTCACGTCCCAACCGTAGCCGGTGCCGTCAATGCTGTCGATGTGGTATTGTTCCCCAAGCGTGCCGTGTGTCTCGGCAAGCCGCTGGATAGCGTCAAGCGTGCCTTGCTCAACGGCCATCTCGCGCCGCCCCGATTCTGTCATGGTGCGAACGCCCTCTGCCCACGGGATGAAGTTGAGCGAAACATACAACTCGGCCGCTTTGGCTAACTCGGAATCCGGCAGGTTGTCCACTGGCCCGCCGTCTTCGTTGCATAGTGTGGCGCTCGCGTCTTTCGCGTTGGATGTCTTGCATGCTTCGGCGAGCGACTTGTGCAACTCGCGTGCGGCCTTGATCTCTGATTCTGTTTTCATGTGTCTCCTTTGTGTGTGTTTTGCGGCCATCACGCTTTGATTCCAGCCGCTAGGTTTTTGTAGTCGGTAATGCCCGCGAGATCCCCACGGAATCCGCCTGAGATTGAGAGCAGACCGGCCGCAACTTCGTCGGCATAGATCACGTCTCCCTTGTGGTCTTCCAGTGTGGTGTCGAGCGTGCCGGCACAAAACTCCTGCCACTCCTCACCGTCTTTGCCATTGTGCAAGCGGTAGGCTTGGCTGTGCGTGCCGGGATCGACCTCAACATCTAGATGGATCTCGGGCTCGTTTTGGAACAGCTCAACAAGCTGCTCCCATTTGGTTAGTTTGTTCATGTGTTCCTTTGTGTGTTTGGCGGCCAATGCGTTTTGAACTAACTCCACAAACCGGCGCTCCTGAAAGGCGCGGCGTGCGTCTTCGTCATCCTCGCACTCAAACCCGCCCAATGGGCGCGGCCATTCCGCCTCTACTTGTGCCCATATTGCATCATTTTGTTCGTCTGTATTCATTGTGTGTCTCCTTTTGTTGTGTTTGGCGGCCATCACTGGCCGGGGTAGCGTTTTGCCGTCCGTGCTGGCGCCTGCCATTAAGCGGGCGCCAGTGTCGGGCGTCAAGAGGCGTTGCGGGTCTTGTGTGTCATCATTTGTCTGATCCTCGCAGCCATCACTGCCCACCATGGCGGGCCGGTTTCGGTGGATCGGGCGGCCATCATTTGCCAGTATTGGCACCAGTTGACCATTGGCCGGTCGTGTGTGTGGTTGCCGGTTGTCATTCTTGCCCCCGGCTTTCGGCTTCGTAGTGCATGCGAGCGATTCTCAAGCACTTGCCAAAGACCGCTTTGCCCAAAAGGTGCAGGACGTCGGCCAGAAGGTCGGCCGCCCAAAGCGGCGCGGCCTCATCCTCTGATCCTGCGGTCTTGGCGTATTGCGCAAGGACGGTCAAGGCGCGGTTGCGCCTGTCGGCGTTTTCGCGCTCCTGTTTACGGGTTAGCTTGGGAGCGGTGGCCTCCATCAATTCTGCAAGCGTTGTCGGGCGCGGGGATGATTTGATTGTGCCTTTCATTGTGTGCGCCTCGATTAGAACGAAGAAACGATGATCCCGCCGTCGAACTCCAGCAGGGTTCCCCGGTCGTTGATATATTCGCGAATCTTGTCGTCCACATCGTCCGGCAGGGTGTCTTCCTCAATGGAAAGCGCGGACTCCCACGCTGAGATTGATCCGAAATAGTCTTCCGCCCATTGGCGCAAGCCTTCGTATTGGCTCCAGTCGCAGCGGATTGCTACGCGGTCGAATTCCATCTCAGCGCCGGTGCCGTCTTCGATCTCTTCCAAGTATTCTGCCAGCGCAAGCGCGCCGGAATAGGACCAGCCCGCGCTTTTGTCTTCGTGCAACTGTCTTGCAATGTCCGATGTTGTTAATGTTTGTTTCATTGTGTCTCCTTGTGTGTGTGTTGTGTTTGTTAGTTGGCGGCCGGTTGGCACACCGTGCCGCCCCCGGCGAACCGGGAGCGGTTTCGGTGGGTCAACTTTTCCAACAGTCGAAGCGGTCGCGTGGCATTGACATAACGAACCCTTGCGAATCCTGCACGATGGCCCATTCTGGGATTTTCGTGCCGAATGCCTCCATTTCCGATCCGGTCAGCCTAATGCCTTGCGCCCATGTTCCTCCGCTTTCTTCGTCGCTTAACGTGTCCAAGCAACCGTTAAGCGATTCCTCCCAAATGAACACCGTAAGCGGGGATTCCCCCTCAAACATGCCCGGTCGTGTGGTTTGTTCTTTGTAATATTCAAGTGTCTTCATGTGTGTCTCCTTGTGTGTGTGGTTTGTTGTGTGTGTTTGTGTTTTACAGGGCCAAGAGCAAAACGCCCAAGGCGAAGATGAGAAGGACGGCGAAAACTTCGCCGCAGAAGGTGAGAAAACCCGCGCCGAAATCCGCGCGGCCGTTTGTGCCTTTTGTAGTCATAACGTGCGCAATGTGGCGCAACGTGTTACAACATGCAAGAAAAAAGTGCGTAGTAGTCAAAATAATTTTTCGCCCTACCTGTTGGCCTGCTGCCCAAGCGCTTCCGACACGCGCGAATGAGCCAGTTTAATTGACGCCAGCGCCGCCGCCCTTTCTATGTCAGACAACAAGCGATCTCCTGCCGCTTCGTAGCAGGACAAGAACCACGCGAACGCTTCGCGCGCCACTTCTGAGCGGTCTTTGCCTTGGTCTGTTGCGATACGCAAGAAGGCTTTTTTCGTGCCCGCGCTAACTCGGGTATTCCATACCTCGTCATACGCGTTCCTTGTGCGGCGGTGTGTGTTGGTTGTCATGACATTGCCAACGGTCGCACCCGTTCCCGTTGCGTCAAGGACAATCTCGCGTATCCCCGTCAAAAGTTCCTGTTGCTCATTGTGTGCGGTTCTGTTACAACGTGAACCAATGAGCACCAACCCGGTTGAATACCTGCGCCCAAACGAGGCATGTAAGCGCATCGGCGTAAGCCGAAACACTCTTAACCGATATTTGGCAAAGGGTCTAATCCGCTGTTCTCGGCCGTCCCTGCGTTGCACCCTCATAAGCACGGCCGAACTTGCCAGATTCTACACGGCAACAGCCCAGCCGGTCCCCTCTCCTGTCTCCTAGTATGGCCAGCCATACCAAGACAGCCAAGGCACCTAGAAAACGCGCCACAGGGCCCGCCAAGGCCCAAGAATCTGCGGTGGTAACGGTCGCGGAAGAGGCGCCGACAGAGAAGCCGCCCATTTTCAGAATGTCAGGCGCAACCGGCTTGACGCTACCAGAGGACAGGGCGCAGGCCATAGCCGCCGCACATTCTGCCGGCGTCCCGGTAACGCGCATCTGCAAAGAGCTTGGGGTCAGCTATCACACGGTCGCCGCATTGATCCGCAACCGGCCGGAACTACTAGCCAGCGCACGAGATATCACGGCGAACAACTGGCGAACGCTCGCGGCTCTCGGGACCGCTGAACTTGTGGACCGGCTGCCCGAAATGAAAGATCAGGCCCTCTCGGTTCTGTCGGCGATAGCAACAGAGAAAGCTGAACTTTTGTCAGGTGGTGCGACAAGCCGAGTTGAAGTGCTTTCGGCGCCTGCCGTGGATGAATGGTCGGACGTTGTCGATGGTGTCGTGATTGATTCGGTGCCGGTTGCAATGGGTAATGCCAGCCGGACGGCCGCGCCAAAAGGATCACCGGCCCCGGCTCCTGCCTTGGCGGATCGCCCAAGCGGTGAACAGCCGCGTGCTGTTGAGTGTTCCGACACTGTTGATACCTCCGGTGTGTCAGTTTTTGAGCCGGTGGAGGCCCCGTTTCTGCCACCGCCCCCCCCCGCCAGCACCGGGGGGGAGGGGGTTCGCTCTTCTTCTAGGACATCATACCCCGATTCATCAAACGACGACAAAATTTTCTCTAAAAGCACCTAACCCACAACACATTACCTAACACGAAACGACACTTTACGTTTAGCCAGTATTTATGAAAACCACCCTAAAAGCCAGCCGCGACAAGCTGAAGCAGTTGTTTGCCCAGCACATACGACCGACTGTAGAGCACAGTCAGCCCCAAGACGAGCCGATCAGCGCTCCGCTGCCGATTTCGACCATTTCGGTGACCTCAACGAAATGGTCGTCCACGCGTTGGCCGCCAGAGGCGCCGATTACAGTTGGCCCTGAGCCGGCTGATCCGCCACCCTACGACGAGAAGGCACTTGCGGAGCAGGTTGCCAAGCAGGTTGGGTGGAAGCAGGGCGACGAGGCTCCGGGAAGGGTGAGCAACCGGCAGATGCTTAATAAGCATTTTATTTGGGCGTCCGTCACTGGTTGGTCGGAGCTTGTTAAGGTTGGAGTTCACAGTCAGGCAGAGTGGCCGGCTGGGTCTTCGATCATCTGTCAGTATGCGCATGCCGACAGCGACGGGTTTCTAGTATTTGATACAAAACAACGTGGTCCCAAGTGGAAGCGGAGGGCTTTGTGATGAGCAACGAGGAGTGCGCAAGGATTCTGCTGTTGGCGCAGGCTCAGCACGACCGCAAGATGAACGAGTTTGCCGATGCCGTAGAGAAGTATGCGACATGGGATTATTCGTTCCTTGATGTTTTTGACTTATGCCTAGATTTGCTTGGGGTTCCCAGCGACAACACTGTTGACACGAAGGCGTGTGAGATTGCCAACAAGACTGGCGAGTGGCCGGCTGGCGCTTTCTGCCGGGATTACTGTTACGAGAGGTTTGACCTGATGGCCGTGGCCGATGGCAACGTGGACGGCTTTATCGCTGACATGAAAGAAAGCATTGTGATCTGGGCCAAGGAGGGCATTGTCCGATGAGCCAAGCCGCGCGTCGGGCGGTCCACCGTTGCCCAGCCAAGAACGGCAACAAGCTGCTCCTGCTTTGCTTGGCTGAGTTTGTGTCGGCCGGCAGCGACGAGTGTTGGGCAGATGAGAACACCCTAGCGGATATGTGCAGCATGTCGGTGCGTCAGGTTCGGCGCTGCGTGCAGCTTTGCGTGAAGGACGGGTTTCTGGAGATTGTCCGCGAGTCTCGCTGGCAAGATGGCCGGCGTCGGTCCCGAGATTTCCGCCTAAAGTTACCGGACATTTTTGTCCGAGTTACCGGACATTTATGTCGGCGCAAAGAAACCTCTACAGAGAAGCACGGACAAAAATGTCCCCCCATATATATAAAGAACAAATATACTACAAACAGCGAACAACAAACAGGGGCGGACAAGCCGCCCCAGCTCGCCGTAGTCAAAGAATCCAATTCGCTGCCTTCTGAGATTGGAAAACGGACTTTGGTGCGCAAACGCGAGGACGTTCTCGGTAGGGGCCTGACCGATGAGGAGTGGATGACCCGCCTCGCCGCTCAGTATTCCCACATCAACATCCCGCGCCTTTTCGACCGCTGCGTGGTCTGGTGCCGCGAGAAGGGCAAGGATGCCAGCAGGAGGCAGTTTATGGCCTTTGTCAGAAAAGCCAAGGACGATGTACCCATGCAAGTTAAAAAGGCCGTAGCGGGCAACGTCGCGCAATCTGCGTGGGATAGGGAGTTGGCCGAGATTCGGAGGGTTGCAGGGGAATGACGCAGTCAATCATGTTTGCGATGGCAGATGGGGAGCACTCTCCGGTCACGGAGGGTTCGGTCATTGAGCTTGGCCCTAAAAAAGACCTCAATCGCATTGGCAACATCAGCGAAAAGGCGTTTGACCTAGAGGCGAGCAAGCGAGGGTGGCTTGTAGCTATCAACAGCGGCGGCGCCCCTGACTTTGACTTCATTATCAAGCGCCCAGAAAGGGCTCGATGCGCTGTGGTGCAAGTCAAGACAGCTACTTGGAAAGCCCGCGACAATCTTTATTTGATTAAAACAAGCAACACACGCGACAAGCCGTATTCCTCAACAGCCTTTGATGTATTAGCGGCCTACCTGCGAGAAACTAACTCTTGGCTGTTTTATAGCCGCGAGGAGCTAGGCGATCGCACTAGCACAAGTTACACCCCGCCGATCCTGCGCAAAAAGATGACAAGACAGTCAGCCCTAGACCACCGCCCCGAAAACAACTGGGAGCTCCTAGACGCCATCTAACAATCTTCACCCAAGACTCAAGAAATGGTTGCCCCCCCCACCGTCTCGCCTATCAGTTCGTCAACCGCATACTTACCCAAAGACAGCGGATGTCCTACCCCTATCTATACAAATGTCCAGTATCCCAATGAAAACCAACAAACCCACCCAGAAGGCCGCTTCCACGTTGAAGCGGAAAACAACGACAAACAAATCCCAGAACGTCGCCGAGTTTCGGCAGATGATTAAAGACACCATCGGATCGCTGATCGCCATCGACCAGATGATTGACGCGTTGCTGGACGACAAACGATGAACCCGGAATACATCGTCGGTGAGGTCGGCTTTGGCAATTCACTCGCGCCCGAGGCCGAGTTCTACAAGGCTGAATCCAGCCGCCAAGCCGCCCTCATCAACGAGCTGGTCGCGGAGGTCGCCAACCTCAAGAGGAACCGAAGGGTTCTGCGCGATGCCCTCATGCGCTGCGCCCCGTTGAGCGCAGACGCAATGGAGGCAAAGTGTGAGGCCATGACTGCGACCGCATCATGAGAGACCCGGAACATCTCCGCGACGTGCTGGACGAATGCGCCCCTCGCAGGAACGGAGAGATTCTTGTCTTCCGGCCAGACGGCACCCCCTCGCCCGAGACGGAGCGATTGCTCCGCTCGGTGCGGGTGGCGTGCGACCGTTTTTGGGCCCGCAGAGCAGCGGTAAAAATTTCTGAAACTTCTTTGTTGCCAGACAGCACACGTTAGCATACAAACGTGTTTAGTCGTAATGAGCCCATATCTTATCAGCACGCTTTTGGTCGTTGCCTGCGCCTTGTTTGCGTTGGTTGCGATATCGAACAACGACGATGACGACGGGAGCTTCTCATGATGCCCCACGACACAACCGCCGAGAGCTACGTCCTTGGCAGCCTCATGCTGCATTCCGACGTGATCGACGAGTGGGATGAGCTTTCCGGCGAATACTTTTTCCTCCCAGCGCACCAAACCATCCTCTCGGCGATCATCGCCATCCGCGCAAGCGGAGGATCGCCCGACCTGTTGACCGTCACGCAGCGCCTAAACGAGCGCGGCGAGATGGAGTCGGTCGGCGGTCCCGGCGTATTGACCGAGATGTATGGGAGCTGCGGCGGTCGGGACATGGGGTATCACGTTGCGATATTGCGCGACTACATGGCCCGCCGCCGCATCATTGTGGCCGCAAACAAAATGCTGCTGTCGGCCAAGGATCTTTCCACCAACGCCGAGGAAGCGCTGGCCGAGGCCGGCGAAAGCATCCTTGGCATCGACATGGGCGGCAAGCGTGACTCTGCGGTGGCCGCCAGCGAGATGATCCACGGCGTCATGGTCGATATGGAGCGCGCCATCTTGGAGAAGGGCAAGCCGAGGGGCATCCCCACCGGCTACCGCGATTTTGATCGCATGACCGGAGGCTTGCGCGGCGGTCAGTTGATCTTGGTCGCCGGTCGCCCCGGCATGGGCAAGAGCGCCATGCTCATGAACATTGCCGACCGCATGGTCGCCAACGGAATCGAAACGCTTTGCTACAGCCTTGAGATGAAGCGCAACGACCTGATGAAGCGCATCATTTGCGCAAGGGCGAAGGTGAGCAGCACCCGTTTGCGCAATGGCGCCATAGGCCGCGAGGAGCAGAGGCGCATCATGTCTGAGGGCGCGCAGTTGGCCGAGCAGCCGCTATTCATTGACGACGGCGAGGCGCCCACAATCTACGAGTTGAGGGCTAGAGCCCGCAAGGAGGTCCGCAAGCGCGGCATTAAGGTCATACTTGTGGACTATCTCGGGCTCATCCGCGTGGCGGGGGCAACGGTCAAGAGCCGCGAGAACGAGGTCGGCATGGTCAGCCGTGGGCTCAAGGCGATGGCGATGGAGTTGGACATCCCGGTCATCGCCGCCGCCCAGCTCAACCGCGCCAGTGAGTTGCGCACAGATGTCCGCCCGAAGCTCTCCGACCTGCGCGATTCCGGCAGCTTGGAGCAGGACGCCGACATCGTTACTACCATCTTCCGCGCCGGCTACTACGACAAGACCGACAACGGATCTGACCCGCAGCCCGCCGAGTGGGATGTCGCCAAGCACCGCGAGGGGAAGACCGGCACGATGCAAATGGTCTGGCATCCCGAGTGGACCCGCTTTGACGTGGCGCAGATTACCCGCCTCACAGACGAGTCCTCTATGCCCGCCGATGAGCAGCAAAGCATTTCATACATCAACTCTACGCTCAATGAATAGCCGCCAAAAAGGAGCCAGAGGAGAGCGCATGTTCCGCGACATGTTCCGCGAGGCCGGCTTTGAGGCCCGCCGTGGGCAGCAGTTCAGCGGAGGCACAGACAGCCCTGACGTAGTTGTCCCGGAGCTCCCCGACTTCCATTGGGAGATCAAGTTCTGCCAAGTGGTCAAAATCAAAGATTGGATGGCGCAAGCCGTCCGCGATGCCGGCGCCAAGCCCTTCCCTGTCGTTGGCCACAAGCGCAACAACGAGGAGGCGCTGGCCACCCTCCGGTTCTCCGACCTTCTCACGCTCATCTCGCATTCAGATTTCGTTGCTCAACAAGCACACAACACAACACAAACAAACGCATAAATAAAATGGCAATACTAACAACACCAAAAACATCGGCGTTCTCCAATCTTGGAGAGCCGCCGCCAAAGGGCATGCACCTCGCCGTCTGTCTCGACGTGGTCGATACGTTCAACGACCGAGTCTTGATATATGAGCGCCCATACGGCTCGGAAAACGAAGACGACTACGAATACAAGAACCATGAAACGTTCATCTTTGGCGTCAAGTGCAAGGACGGGTCGCTGCGCAAGATTACGAGCCGGGCCATGCCGATCAGCCTACACGAAAAATCAAACTTGCGTAAGTTCCTTACATCGTGGATGGGGGAATCGCCAAAAGACGGGCTTGACTCTTCCAAGCTCAAGGGGAAGGAGGCGCAGCTAACGCTCATCGAGGCGCTGAACAAAAAGGGCAACACATACATCAGAATCGAGGCCATCTCGGAAGTGATGGAAGAGTTGAAATCCAAAGTCCCGAAGGTCGAAGACTTTGTCGACAACAACAGCGGCCCAGAGATTCCGTTTTAATATGGCCAGCCACGTTGCCAACTGCGAGCCGCGCAAAGATGGGTTCACCTGCCTCGCCGGCCCGTTTGACGCCTGCGAGCAGGACATGATCCCGCAGTATGAGGAAGACGCGCGCAAGGCGAACAAAGCGGTGCGCCTGCAAGAAACAGCCAACGGGACATACATCTGGCAGAAAAGCCTAAACACATAACGAAACCGGGGGAGCGGGACACGCATCTCGCTCCCCCACCCTAACACAAATTATATGGCAATCTTAGTTGAAAACAAAAACATGGGCGGTGGCCACTGGTATAAGCCGGACGGCACTCCGCTTCATCAGGTGCAGAAGGCAGACGGCAGCGGCATGCGCGACACCACGCTGGCCGACGCCAAGAAACTCAACCTGCTTCCCTCTGTCACCGGGATCACGGACATCGTCGCCAAGCCGGCGCTGATGAACTGGAAGGCTGGGCAGGTAGCGGCCGCCGCATTCGCCAGCCCGCCGACAGGCGAGGAGACGTTGGAGTACTACACCGAGCGCATCATCAACGCCAGCCACACGCAGGTTGCGGGTGCCGCAGACCTTGGCAGCAAGGTGCATGATGCGCTGGAGAAGCTGCTCACCGAGGGCCCCGACGCAGTGCCCGAGTCAATGTGGCCTTATGTCGGGCCCGTAGTTGAGTGGAAGAAGCAGGCCAAGATCACCTACGACAAGATTGAGAAGGTATTGGTCAGCGTTGAATACGGCTACGCCGGTCGCTGCGATGTTCTAGGTTACGACACGGACGGTGGCCCCGTTGTCATCGACTACAAGACCCGCAAGACAAAGCCCAAACAAGTCTGCAAGCCCTACGACACGCAAGGTATGCAGCTCGCCGCCTATGCGGTGGCGCATTACGGCGAGGCCATGCTTCCGCACGTCAAGGCGTATAACGTCTACATCTCGACCACGGAGATCGGCCGGGTTGACGGCTATCAGCATCAATCGCTCGTTCCGCATTGGGAGGCATTCAAAGCCGCCGCCATCCTCTGGAGTCACATCAAGGGATACGACCCCCGCCAGCCGGTGTTTAGCACACTTAAGGAGGCCGCATGAACGACAAAGACCCCATTGTCTCGGCCCTGATGTTTAGCTCACAGATGACGCTAGACCTAGTCTGGGCGCTGGGCTGGTGCGCTGCGTGGGGGTCACCTGAGCCCGCCGCGCTTATGATATTCCAAGCCGAGCTTGAGACACGCCGCAAAACCAACCCGGCCCTCGACATCTGCGCCAAGGAGGCGGGGCTATGAACCAAGAACAGTTCGATGCCGACAACGCCAACGAGTCGCCCATCGAAACATGCTCCCAGCATGATTGGTGGCACGACTTCCGTGGCAACCCCATGCGCAACTGCTTTGACAACCCGCGCCAGTCCTCCCATCGCAGCACGCAAGAGGATTGATATGCCGCCCCGCAAAACCATCGCCATTGTCCGCAAGAAGCTGGGCCGCGAAAAAGCGGACGGGATGACCATGGGTGACGGCAAGGTTTACATTGACCCCCGGCAGTCAGGAACCGACGAGCTGGACACGGTCTTGCACGAACTGATGCACCATGTCTGCCCCGACATGAGCGAGGAAGCTGTTGCCGAAAAATCAACCGTCATGGCGCGCAGCATGTGGAAAGACAAATGGAGGCGCGTCCACGAATGACAGCCGCCGGCTACATCCTCATCGGCCTTGCTGTCGGCGTGATCTTAGGCGCCCTCGCTGCTTACGGCGGGATGTTCGCTTGGGCAATTCGATACGGAAACAACAACAACAACGAAGAATAACCATGAAAAAAGGACTATACGCCAACATCAATGCCAAGCAGGCCCGCACCGCCGCCGGAAGCGGAGAAAAAATGCGCAAGCCGGGATCGGCCGGCGCGCCGACCGCCAAAGCATTCAAGCAAAGCGCGAAGACCGCCAAGGCCCGCCGATGAGCACCCCGCTTGAACAAGCCCGAGCAATCGCCATGGCCCGACATTTCCTGTCGGAGCTATGCGTCTCTAGCAAGATCAAGCGCATTCCCCGCGACATCCGCATTGAGGCCCGCGCCCGACTCAAGCACATGCCCATGAGCTGGGATCTTGAGCGCATTGTCGCCGAACCCGGCGCCTTAGAGAACATGGCAAAGATTGAAGAACACTACCGCCAAGTGTTTTGGGAGGACACCAAACGATGAGCGCCGGCAAAGGAGACATGCTGCGTGCGGTGAATGGTGAAGCTTATCGCCGCAACTATGTCCGCATCTTCCGCAAGCAATACCCCGATTGGATCTGCAAGACATGCGGCTGCCTCCACGGCAACAACCCGACGCCCAGCCCGCACTTCGCAACGTGGCACTATGGCGAATGCGGCATCTGCGGGGAGTTCGCCGTTGAAGTGACGGAGCCGCGAGACTTTGGATTTTTGAGGAAAGGGTGGGACAAGTGAGCGACACGCCCGAAACAGATTTGGTGTTAGACAACCAGCTCCACGATTGCGTCCCTTTCGACGACAGCGCAGAGCAGTTGGCTGAATTGTGCCGCAAACTGGAGCGCGAGCGAGACGCCGCCCGAAATCTCGCTGACGCCGCCATATGGGAATCCGACCGTTTCCGCAGAAAACTTTGGAGATCATGTGACCGCGAGGAAAAACTCGTCTGCGAGCGCAACAAGGCACTTCAATCGTGTGACGAGGCGCTTGCCTTACTGAAAGCACACCTTCTTACTGACCAGTGAAAAATGCAGAATCCAGTAAGAGTGTAAGCGAATACACCACCATGCGCGAATGCCTGATGCTGGACATCCGCAATCTTGAGGACCAGCGCGACTTTGCAATTAGCGAGATGGAGCGGCTGAAGCGCGAGCGCGATGAGGCGCGGAAAAGCATGATGGAGGCTATTGTGGAGCGCGAGCGGTGGAAAATGCGCGCAGAAGAGAAGTTGGGAATGCGGGTAGAACTTGAGGAATTGCTGGGTGTCAAAGACACTCAATGCAATGAACAGTTTGCCAAGGGATTGGCGGCGTTGCGTGATTTGATTAAAGAGCGCGACGAGGCGCGGGAGGCATTGCAACAACTAACCAACCACAAATTAGCACCAAATTAGCATTATGACAACTTGCCAAAGATGCGGTTCGCCAGAAGTTGAAGAACAGACAAATTACGCAAAAGAAACAGGCAGAACGTGGTGGGTTTGTGGCACGTTTCAAACAAGAGATTGCCACCCTCATCATTCTGAACTGTGTCTTGAGCGTGAGGAGAAACTGCAAACCATGCGAGAGCGCGACGAGGCGCGGAACCTCGCCAACGCCGCTATGCTGGAAGCCGACCGCCTCCGCTGCGCCCTTAATAAAGTGGAAAGGGTGGTGGCGGCGTGAGCGACACACCCGCAACGGACGCCGCTGCTTTGCATGACGGCACCGTTGTTTCAGCGGACATGGCGCGCAAACTGGAGCGTGAGCGCAACGAAGCAAGAGAGCTTTTCCAAACCGCAATGGAACTTTTAAAACAATATAAAGACGTGAGCGCCGAGGTGAGGGATGCATTTGCCATCGCCACCGAAGAACGCGACCGGGCGCGGGATAAAATAAAACACCAAGCAGAGCGCATTAGGATCTTGGAGGGAGCAACGAATCACGCCGGCGGTCTGGACAAATGACATCCGCCATCCTCATCGCTCTCGTCGGCTTCATGTATTTCGCCGTGGCCATCGACCAAGCCCTCATCCAGCACAACTTTTGGAACGGAATTATATGGCTCGGTTACGCAATCGCACAGACCGGCTTATGGAATCTCACCGTTCGCCCATAACCTTATGACATGCTTCCGACTTCACTCACCCGCCCTTGACACCATCGACAAGAAAATCGCAGCACTAAAGGCTGAGAGAAAATTGTTGGTGCATGAGGCAGCAAGCGCAAAAGCAAAAGCCCTATGCGCCGAGATGCGCAAACGCAACAAAGCCAAATGATTTCAAAAGCGACAGTCACAGGTATTGCGGCGTCAGGAGGCATTCGCCCCGATAGTCACATAACCGCCTGCCCCGTAACCGCAATAAAAGCGGGGCCTGTCGCCCATTGCATATGACCATCTGGCCAACCAAAGACCGAGTCTACGTTGACGGCATCCATTGTCCTTGCCGCATACAATACGGAGTCAACAACGGCGGCATGGAGAACGACTATATCACCGTCGCCCGCGAGGACAATGGGCGATGGCTCACGGCGCGCATCGACCAGATCGCTTCGGCGCCGAATCCGACTTTGGACATACAGGAGCAAGAATAATGTGGATACTACCGCGCCAATTACACACGTCAGCCTTTGTGCCGGATACGGAGGCATTGATCTCGGACTTAAACGAGCAATCCCAAGCCTGCGCACAATCGCTTTTAGTGAGATCGAAAGTTTCGCCTGCGCGAACTTGGTCTCTAAAATGGAAGCGGGACTCTTGGACCCAGCTCCTATCTGGACGGATCTTAAAACCTTCCCATGGGCAGAGTTTTACGGCTGCGTGGATATCCTTTCTTTCGGATATCCATGCCAGCCGTTTTCAGCCGCTGGCAAGCGACTTGGGCCCGAAGACCCAAGACACCTCTGGCCATTTATCGCAGCCGGAATTGCTGCAATGCGACCAAGTGTCTGTTTCGCTGAAAACGTCGAAGGACATATCTCGCTGGGGCTGTCCGACGTTATCCAAGACTTGGGCCGACTGGGTTACCGAACGACGTGGGGCGTATTCAGCGCGAGTGAAGTTGGCGCGCCTCACCAACGGAAGAGGGTCTTTATCTTGGCCGAGTGCCAGCAGCAGGGACTGGAAGGGCGCGCCAGCCAGCAGGGTTACGCCCGAGGGCTACAACGCAAGACTGGACGAGGCGGTGATTTTGTATGGCCAAGCCGCCCCAGCGAGCAGCAGTTTGCTTGGGAGCCGCCAAGGGTTGTGGGCAACGCCCAAGACCCCAACCGGTGGACCGGAGACAGCCAAGCGCAAGCAGGAGCTGGGCCGGACAGCGAGTGGCGGCGGCGACTTGGCGAGTCAGACGCTGGAGCAATGGGGCAGCCCAAGGACGGGCATCCGAGCGGACACCCGCTTCAGCTACGACAGGGGCAAGCACAACATCGAGGAGCAAGCGGGTGCGTCAATGAAGGGCGGCGGCAAGCTCAATCCTCGCTGGGTCGAGACGCTGATGGGCTTACCCATCGGCTGGACGATGCCGAGCTGCACGTCACCACAGACAATCGCACCGACGAGCTGCGACTCATCGGCAATGGAGTCGTGCCTGCCACCGCAGAGCGAGCCTTCCGAGTTCTTTTTAGGGAGTTAATAGCACACAACACAACGCAACCGCACCCATGAACGTCTCCCTAAACCAAAACGAAGTCCTAGTCTCAACCTACATAGGCTCCCGCCGCAACGCAGAGGCATCGTTTCGCGGGCGTGCTCCACGATTCCCAGAGAAGACGCCGGGAGAGTTGTGGGGCTTCCACATTGAAGCAGCGCATGCAGAGTGTGCTGTCGCAAAGTATCTCGGCCTCTATTGGGGATTTGGCGTGAACACATTTCACACGCCCGACATCACCGGCACCAACTACGAAGTGCGTTGGTCGCAGCGCCCGAATCTCAAGGTCCGCCCCGATGACACTGGCATTGTGGTGTCGGTCAGCGGCAAGTCGCCGGACTACGTCATCAACGGATGGATCAACGCCAACGATGCCAAGCGCGACGAGTGGAAATGCTCCGCGCATCCAGTCTGCTACTTCGTGCCGCACGACAAATTGCGCCAACCCGGAGAGCTGCTAAAACGCCAATGACACTTTGCGCAAAGGACAACGGGGGCCGCGTAATTTATTCCAACTTGTTTTCTCGTTGGGATGGGTTTGCAACGCGCCGCGCCCGCCGATGCGCGGTGGCGGCATTTAGGGAATGCTGCCACCACCTTTTAAGATGAGCGCCAAACAAAAGTCAGCCGCCAGCCGTTTCACGCCGACCGTTCATCCGGTGATGAAGCTCCCGCCCAAGGAGACGCTGCTCGCCATGGGACCGGAGAAGGGCTGGGAGCTAATGATGAAGCGCGAGGAGCTGATCCTCAAAGAGAAGGTTGACCCGTTCCGCTACGGCTATGTCCCGCCGATATGGAAGGGCGCGTCTAGGTATCTTGAACAACACCGAGAACTGCTTGTCATGGGCGGCAACCGCTCTGGCAAAACTGAGTGGGCGGCGAGAGAAGTGGTCCGCCGGCTATGGGAAAAGAAGCAATCCGTTGCGTGGTGCTTCCAGACAACGGCGCCCAACAGCATCGAAATGCAGCAGCCGCGCATCTTCAAGTATCTCCCCGGCGAATGGCGAACGGCGCGCAAGGGGACAGTTACGAACATCACCTTCTCCGTCAAAGGAGGATTTACAGAAAGCAAGCTAGTCGCCCCAAATGGCAGCCAGTGCGTTTTCCGCAATTACTCTCAGGACATCAGCACGATTGAGGGCGGCGAAATTGACATCGCGTGGTGCGACGAATTGGTCCCAATCGACTTTCTGGAAACGCTACGATTCCGGTTGCTTGACCGCAACGGCGTGTTGATCGTCACGTTCACGCCCATCGAAGGCTACAGTCCGGTTGTAAAAGATTACCTTACAGGGGCGAGGACCGTAACGGCGGTCGATGCCGAGCTGCTTCCAAAGTTCAAGGATGACAAAGGCGAGAAGATCCTCACAGGATACGACCAAGTTCCTCTAATCCAGATGGGGCGCAAGGACCGCCCGATTATCTACTTCCATACCAAGGACAACCCATGGGCCGGCTGGGAGCGCATGCAGATGGAGTTGCGCAACGAGACTAAGGAGAAGATCCTCTGCCGAGCCTATGGTGTCCCGACACGTTCGATCAACAACCGCTTTCCCCTCTTCAACGACCGCATCCACGTCATCAAGCACGACTGGATCCCAACCACCGGCACCCGCTACCACTTTGTTGATCCATGTTCCGGTCGCAACTGGGCAATGATCTGGGCGCTGTTTGATTCAGCCAACCGATGCTTCATCTACCGCGAGTGGCCCTGTCCTAACGAATATGTCGAGGGCGTTGGCTACCCCGGCATGTGGGCAGAACCAGACGGCAAGAAGGCTGACGGCCGCCAAGGCCCCGCGCAAAAGGACTTCGGTTTCGGGTTGTCGCGCTATGTCGAAGAGATCCGCAACGTGGAGAACGGCGAGCGCATCTTTGAGAGATGGATGGACAGCAGATACGGCAACGCGCAGACCTTGGCCAAGGAGCGCCCGACTACACTCATCGAAGAGATGGGCGAGCTAGGCATGGACTTCCAAGCAACCCCCGGCGACACGATTGATGAAGGCGTCTCCATGATTAACTCATGGCTGCACTACGACAGGGAGAAGCCATTAAGCGCGATGAATCAGCCCAAGCTCTACATCAGCGAGCGGTGCAAGAACGTCATCTATTGCCTCAAGGAGTGGACGGGCGCTGACGGGGCCAAGGGAGCCAGCAAGGACTTTCCTGATTTAGCGAGGTATCTCTGCCTTTCTGGCGTCAACAACGTAGAGGGAAACATCCTGCTGTGCCGTGGAGGCGGCAGCTACTGAATGAGCGACAAAGACTATCTCTGGTCCGAGCTGACGCGGAAAAACCCACGCCTGCTAGAAGACCCGCATTTTACGCCGGCCAGCATGCGCAAGTTCTTTGACCGCGTCTACAAAGCCGGCTGGAGCGCTGGCTACAAGTCATCGCATGACATGCCCAAACAGGGCTTCGGCACATTCTCAACAATCTTTGGGGGCAAGCTGTGACAACTTTAGACCGACAAGAGCCTCCACCGCCGAACAAATGGATATTGTGCTCCCCCGAAGGGCATCCGCTTTGCCGCGTTTGCGATGAGTGTCTATCGTCAGTCTATTACGTTGACCCGCAACTTGGTCCCTGCTGCATGGAATGCGCGCCATTTATCATTTCTGCCGACCGCATACTAGCTGCGCGATAGTTAAAGCCACACTTGAACTATAAAGAAAAAGCTACACAGATTCATTTCAAAACCCACCGGATAGAAAACACAACACATGTTCAAAACTAAGGTAAAAACCATCCCCATCGACACCTACAAGGTCAGCGAAGACTTCGACCCCAAGGCCGCCCTCGCCTTCACCCGCGAGCAGGCGCCGCCGGCATTCCTTGCCGTCATCATCAACTTACAGGACCGCATTGCCGATGCCTCAGACTTGGCGACAAACATGGCGACAGCCAAAGACCACGGGTTCCTTGCCCATGCAGCCGGCCAGCTCAACGCCTTGCAA